AATATTTAGCATAGTCAAAATCTTTCATAAAAGGAAACTTAACAGAAATACTATTGGCATAAGTTTTTACATTTTCTTCTACTTTGTATTTGTCAATAGCATTGTATAAAGATCCTTTTTCTGTACGATGTTCTTTAAACTTACTTTTTCTAATTAATCTTTTTTTAGAGTTCTCTTTAACGTATTCTCCAAAATCAATTAGAACTTTTCTAGTGTTATCCATAAAATCTTTAAAAGCCATTTAATTTTTGTTTAGCATTTAGTCATGTCGTTATAAACATTGATAGTAAAATCACAAGAAAACCCAGCCAGGTTATTTTCAAATCTTTCTACAAAAGGTGAACAGGAGAAATTAGATGCCAGTTCGTATGTGTCTTTATAATTTGGGGTGCGAGCAATTAGAGCTTGAAGTCTAGCTGCTACATTAAGCATATTATTTAAAACATCCATTTCATTATTATTTCCTCTTATATCACTCGAAGGTGCTGTCTTAGAAAAATCAACAACATCCATAAATAAAATACTTATACTTAGGGAGGCTACATTAGTTTGGAGATCTATATTTTCTATGTAGATATGGGCTAAAGGAAATATGGTAATCTTATCAAGATCTACATTGTATATATCTCCTTGAGTAACTGTATTAATAAATGGCTCTGCTATTAAGCTAGTTTGTATATCATCAATTACTTTAAAATATGTATTCATAGTGTTTTTACAAAAATTGGGGTTTGGTCTTCTGCCTTGTCTACTTTCATTTTAACAAATTTATCTAGCCAGTCTAAGGCATCATTAAAATCTATTTCAGGATCTTTTTTAATGACACAATCTAAAGCCTTCCAATAATCATAAATGGCTACTTTAGGTTCTGATGCTGATACTCCTATTAAAGCTTTTTCAAATCCATCCGATAAGATTATTTCCTCATCATCATTTAAAAACTGCCTGTCGTAAAGAGAATCAATAAGTTTTTCTTTTCCTTGCATCTTTTATCATTTTAGATTCTATTTCGTTTTTTTCTTTTTCAAAACTTAACCATGTTAGGCAAGTTCCAATAGTCAGCTTTTCTATGTCTTCAAACTTTGTTGGATCTGATCCAGCGAGTTTATACAGGCTAGAATACCATCCCCACTTAGAGTTGAAGTTTGCAGTTGCTGAATAGTCGTGTTCTGAATTTCCTCCTTCGAATAAGCTAGGGTATGTTTCATGAGTTGATCGTTTAAATTCAACAAAAAAAAAATTGCACCTAGTGCCACATCTAAAGGCATTTGTTTCATAGGTTCTAAATCTCCAGAATATTCTTTTATCAAATACCTGCCTCTGTACTTTTCTTTTATAGGTCTAAATAAAACAGCCATAGCTTTATCCATCTCTTGCCAATCTCCAGAATAAGTATCCAGATCCACGAACTCCCCAAAAGTCATATCATCTAACTTAGGAATAAACCCATATTCAACACCACCCATTTCAAAGAGCTCTTTTAGATCTGGTTTCTGATTAAACATATCAGACAAAATTTTTACAACTTTATTTATAGAACTATATTTAAATTTGTTCACCTCTGCTAAAGGAATATTACAGAATATCTCAATCATTTTCTTTTGCAGAAAATCTTGATCTGTATCTTTCTTAAAGATTTTACTAAATTTTTGATACTGCCCTAAGGTTATCTCTGATAATTTATTAGGAACTGTTAACTCTGCTTTACTCATTTACTTAAAAACTTATATTATTAAAACAATTCAGGTTCATAAAATCGGTCTAGGATTTACATAATAAAATACTGTCCATCATGTGGATTCTTTAATTGATAACTAACTGCATATCTTAAAGCATCAATACAATGGTTAAAAGCATCTATTGGAGTTTGGCTTTTTCTCTCTAGCCAAACATAATTTTTTAACTCTTTTTGTAGATTATGACTTTCAGGATCTATGATCATCATATAATCTTGCATCATACTAATCCCAAAGTTTACAGATCCCTGTCCTTTGATGCTGGGTTTAATATTGGATTCTTTTGAAAGCTCTGTTATAAGGCGAGGCTCAGAACTGTCTGCAATTATTAAATCATTGTCTGCATATATTTTATTTAGCCTAGCTATTTCAGAGGTTACTAAATTGGATTTATAAAAACATTCTTTGACATAGATTATCTTTTTGTCTTTATCAATAGATGTTTGAATAAGAGTTGTTGGATCATTCATTCCATAATCTTGACCAAACACGCTTTTACCTATTTCTTTAAATTTACCTACCTCCCAATTTTGAAATACTGATCCCTGTAATTTACCTACCAAACCTCTACCATAAACTCGATACCAATTCTTCCAGAAGTCATTCCCTTTTTCTGCTTTGTCTTTAGCTTTTAATATTTCATTTATTGCTGCTTTAGGAGCTGCCTCATTATCTTTATAGGTTAAGATGAGCCAATCTGTATCCATATCATTTTCAAGCTCTGTATTAGCCCAAAATTCAGCTGTAGGATTAAAGTCTATAAATAAGAAATCAGCAGTTCTAACAGCAAGTTCTAAGTAGGCATTATGAGAAATAGAATTAGCTTCATTGATAAAAAGAATATCACGCCTTGCTCCTCTGAGTTTAGATTCTATATCTGCTGAAAAGAACTCCATTGATGAGCCATTTAAAAAAGTGTATTTAAGCAGGGATTTATTAAAACGATCTGGAAACCAACGACCAGTCATTTTCATTATCTTTTGAAAATCTCTTAAAGAACCTCTACGCAAATGTGGAACAGTTTCTGCTACTACAGAACATTCTTTATTAGGATTCTTAGCCAGGTAATCTATTAAGACTGCCAATATTCCAAAAGTTTTAGATGCTGATGTTCCTCCTTGAACAACTCTATTCCTTTTGTTTAGGCTCTGAATCTTCTGTATTGCTGTCGTTTTTTGAAACATCTTCAAATAAAGGTTGCTCTGCTATTTGGTTTAAATCAATAGTTTCTTTTGCTTGACCCCAAGCAGAATCTAATACAGCTTTGTATGCATTAACATCTCCTTGCCTCATTTTTTTAATAAGAGCAAGAGTACCTATATCTTCTTGAGACATTATTTCCTCCTCACCAGAGATAGGATTAATAGTTTTGGTTTTGGCTTGTAACCACTTCTTAGCTATTGTAGATCTGTTAAGAGATCCCTTTGGTCTTCCATTAGGATTTCCTGATTGTCCTGGTTTCCAAGCAGGTAATAAATTATCTTCTTTATTCATAATCGGTGTATTATCGGTGTTACCTTCCATTTAGAATAAGAACTCTAGGGTAGGGCTCTAATCCTTTGTGAAATTTTATCATGTGTTCTATATATGTTCTATGAGTTTTTTTCTTAGCGTATATTAATACGTCCTCATAGTATTGTATTAGTAATTCTCTTTCAAGTTTATTCATTGTAAATAGTTAAGCATAAGTCTATAAATGGCATGTACAAAACATAGTCTATAGAATCATTGTGTTCATAATGTCGAAATCCAAATAATATTCCTGGATATATTCCTAAATGTAATTCCCAATCATTTTCCACAGATCTCACATGTTTTAATTGTTTCCGTCCTATATGGATTAAAATCTAAATTATTTTCAAAGACATGATTAGGTAATTTAAAAGACCAGTTTTCTAGGTCTTCTAGATCCCATTCATTAGCTAGTATATCCATATCCCATTCTCCAGAACTTACATTGTCTTTTATCATAAATTCTTTTTGTTTTTTCTCAGACCAATCTACCTGATCAATCCATGTTTCTTTAGCTTTTAATTCTCTTAAAGCAGAAAGCCTTTGGTTGCCTCCAAGAACTACAAGATCTTTATTAACCACTATTGGTTTTGCTTCCATCATCTCAGGAAAGTTTTTTATCGACTCCAAGAGTTTTTTATAGTCTTTGTTTTTTATTATTCTTGGATTGCCAGGATGTTTTCTCAGGGCAGATACTTTTTCAATTCGTTTCATACTTCTGAAATTCTTTTCTTAGATTAGCGACCATTTGTTTAACACACCTGCTGCAATTAGAGGGGGTATCTTTTTTATTAAATACTCTGTTGCTTATAGCAAGGAGCTCATCTCTTTCTGCATAAGATTGAATTGTAGTTCCGTTGTATTTATCAAAGAAGTTTTTTAGAAACAGATGTTCCTGTTCTGTAAGTGATCCTTTATAGGGAAACCATTTGTTTAAAAGAGACTGTCTTTCATTACATCCGCAATCAGAATTTGTTGCCTCAGCTACTGTATCAACTATTTTTTTAATACCTGTAGCTTTTGTTATTTTAGAAATTGTATCTCCGAGCCCTTTACTTTTCATAGTATTGTTTTCTTAATTTGTCATTAATTCTGATCTTACATCTTTTGACTGTTCTGTATATTGTAGAAGGAGACAGTTTTGTTGCTCTACTCATTTCGGTAGGGTGGGATTTAAATTCGTATCTGTATAAATCAAAAAGTTGTGCATCAAACCAATAAAATGTTTTAACGTAATCATCAATCTTATCCTGGATTGTTTTAGCTGAATCTAATTCTATGTTTGCTGCCTTTTGCACAAGGATTTTTTTTTCATTATCTGATAGATGTAAATAATTAAAGTGCACATATTTCTGTTCTCTTTTGAGCAGATTGATGTACATATTTTTAACTATCGTATATATATTAAACACTTGACCATTATAATATCGGTCTAGAAATTTTAAAACCTCATCAGATTTATCTTCTACTTTTTGTAATTCCTCCCAGATTTTAATAAACAGATCCTGAGTTACGTCCTCATGATATGATCCTTTGATATTAAAATATTTCTTTTCAATATCTATTACTGATTTTTTTATCATATTATAATTACCAACAAAAAATAGAAAGGCTTGGGTTCTGGTCATAGCTCTTTATTTAGATGTTTATATTTCTCAATAGTTTCTATAAGAAAAAACCTATTCCATTTGAAAGAGTTCCTTCTGCTGTATTGAACTATCTCATGTAGTTTCTCAAAAGCCTGCTGCCCAATTTTATCTTTTAGATTATTGGCATAATTAATTAGATCTCCATGTAAGAAATAATTGCATTTTTTACATTGACCATTTACATTTTCCTCATTAAATTTTAATTCTGGATAATGACCTGCTGAAAAAAAATGACCTGCTTGAAGTTCTAAATGTTTACCACATGAAATACAAGGCTTGCCTTTATCTCTTAGACGTATGTATTTATGGAAGTGCCTAACAGCAATTGCTTTAAGCTGACTTAATGTTTTATTTTTATAATCTGTTATTTTGCCCATGTTTTAGTATGGGCTAACTGGTAGTGTAAAGCTAGGAATATATTTGTTTATTTGTCAAGGGTAATGTTTTAACAAAGCAGAATGTTTATTAACAAAAAAAACCCCCTCTAGAAGAAGGGGCTTTCAAACTAAAAAAAACCTAATCTTAATGAAAAATATTTATTGACCTTTTAAGGTAGGTCAGACCTATGCTTTAATTTTTTTGCTCGGTTGTAATATGTGATAATTATAAACTGCGACCATTGAGTCAACAGTATCTTCAACAGTAGAAAAAGTATTGAATTTCTTTTTTTGACATTGCTCAATAAAATGTTCTGAATTAAATATTTTATTTTTCCTCAATAATGTTTTTAATGATCTAAAATTATTAAAATGAAAAGCCATTTTATCTTCATATAGTTTATCTAAATCAAATAAAATATTCCAAATTTTATCCCCTTGTTTTTTTAAAAAAACAGATTGACCTTCTTTAAATTTTGTTAATGGATCTGTTGATGTATAAGAATAAACAATCCTTCCAAAAGGAATCGTTCTATTTAGTTTCTTTTCCCAATATTCATATACACCTAAAAGATCTATATAATTTTGATTTCCAGTTTCTGCCCATAACCTAGCAAAATCTATGTGTTTCCATTTTTCTACAACGTTGTTTGCGTTTATTAAATATTTAATAATGTCTCCATCAAGTCTTCTAATAACATAATGAACAGGAATCCCTAATCTTTTCAAAGCTTCTAGTCTATGTTGCCCATCTATAATTCTACCTTCTGGATCACAAACTATAGGAGAAATTAATTGATTTGTTTCTTGTGATATAGATTTAGCCAATCTATTTACTTTTTTTTGATCTATTGGTCTATTGAATTTATAATAAGAAAATTCTGAATAGTCTCTTGTTTCGTGTAATTGAAATAATGGTGGTGTATTTGTTGTCATTGTGTTTTGTTTTTAATTATTAAAATGGAAGATCATCTTTTGGGTCTTCCTCTACTTGTGTTGTTGTTTCAAACATTTGCCCTTCTCTAACTAT